GATCCTTGGTATTTAGGTGCCCCTGGATTAACAGAAAGTGATGAAGAAAGTGCAGACTGGTATCACAATGATAATCATTTCTTTTTGAGAATCAAGGCTCCAGAAAAATTTGATCCTGATTGGAGAGATGAAGACGCAAATTCAGGTTATTGGAAATACGACGGTGAATCTAGAACATTTAGTGGACTTTATAGATTTATCTCATGTGTAAATAATTTTTCGGGCGGTGTGTTTACATCACAAGTTACAGCAAATAGAATAATAGGTTCCGCATTGTTAAAGAAAACTAAAACAGAAGTAGAAGAAGTTGAAGAATCTACAGATACAGAATCGGAAGGCATAAACAGCAGAGATCCGGCAGGATTTGTAAATGGGGTTGATCCATTTGGAGGTAATACTGTTCCTTAGTATTAAATGATATGGTAGATACTAGAACACAAAATAGAGACATCAATGAAATCGCTAACATTAAAGATTTCAGAGAGCGTCTTGGCGTACCTAAAAATATTTCTTTGGGTGTGATAGAGGATAACCTAGACGAAGCATTTGAACATGCTATTGCTGTGAGAATTCCTGCTACACAAGGCAGAAGTTCTCAAATTGTACAATGCATGTGGTGCTCTCCGTTTGCAGGCACAACACCATATAAAAATTTAAGTGACGATATTGAAGATCCAGAAGGTGCTGTACAAGCATACGGATTATGGATGCAACCACCAGATATAGGCAATCATGTTGTTGTGGCTTTTGGTGACGGCGACTCTAAATTTGGATTAATATTGTCTTGTATCTTTCCTGGTAAATTTTCAAACAGCATTCCAGGGCAACCAAGTGTAACAACATACCAAGACAGTGCTGTTACTCTGCCTTCCACAGAGATAAGTCCAAAAGAAGGTAAGCCCACAACTAACGACAGACCACGCCCAATTGAATTTGATTTATCAGAAGCAGTAGTAAAACAAGGATTAGCATTAGACCCAATTAGAGGATTTGGTAGTTCAGGTTCTAGACGTGAGGCTCCAAGTGATGTTTATGGTATTTTAACACCAGGTGCATTAAACAAGGGTGGTAAGAAAGGAAATGTAAGAGGCAGTGGTCACCAATTTATAATGGACGACCATCCAAAAAGTAAATTGATTAGGCTACGTACAGGTGGTGGTGCCCAAATTTTACTTGATGACACAACCGGTTCCATATTTTTAATTAACCAAAAAGGTTCTGCAAAAATGGAATTCAAAGCCAATGGTCAAATTGATATTTTTGGCGAGAACAGTATTAATATACGTTCCATGGGCGATCTAAACTTACGTGCAGAATACAATCTTAATTTAGAAGCAGGTCAAAACGTACATGTAACAGCACTGGGCGACAACATTGGCGGGCAACGATTACCAGGTGGTGCTGTCATACAAGGCATAGCAGGTGATATCACAGGACCATTAGGCACAGGCGGCGAAATCAAATTAGATTCTGCTAGTGACATGCATTTTAATTCAAGCAGAAACTCGTACCTAACAGCAAGTACTGGTGATGTCAATATCAACAGCGGTGGCTCTACATTGGTAACCACAGGTGCAAACTCCATGTCTACTGGAACAGGTAACTTTGAAGTAGTTTGTCCAGCAGGGCGAGTAACAATGCTAACAGGCATAGGATTTGATGTAATTACATCTGCTATTAATATGTTTGGTGGCTTGGCGTTTAATGCTGATGCATTGGTTATGAACTTAAACAGTTTTGCAAGTGTACCTACACCACCAGTACCTCCATTTGCAAGACCAGCCGCAGAAACAGCAAAAGGCAAAAAGAAATTAGCACCAGAAGATGCCGCAGAATTTGACAGAGATTCAGATGCACCTTTAACAACTGGTGGTAAACGCACAGGTATAGTGCATGAGATAATGACCACACTAACAAGGCTACCTGGCCCTGAGCCAGACATGCATTATAATTACGACCCAGAAAAAAATCAATTGATACCTAGTGATATAGCAATAGACACACAAAATGAAGCAGTAAAAGCCGCTTATGAAAGAGTGGAAAATGCCACACAAGGTGAGGGCACGGTTGATCCTGCCACAGGCAAAGGCAGTGATGTGCAAACACCAAGTGGCACACAGGTTGCAGTTGGTGCAGTAGATTCAGCAGGCAAAACTGTAACAGACTTACAGAACAGTATCACTGGAGCCGCTGATCAAGCAATGAGTGCGGCAAATCAAATAGCAGGAGCAGGTAATGCATTGTTAAACAGTATTCCTACCTTTGCAGGACTAGCCGCAGTATATAATGAATTCAAAGAAATGGCCAAAGACCAACTTCTACAAATCACAGGATTAAATGATATGACCGCGGCATTCAAAGCAATGTTGCCACCTGTGAGATTTGCAGTTAGTAATCCTGAATTAGAAAAAGTCATAGGCATGGCTAAAAATTTAACAGAGATAGAAGCAAGGCTGAGAGCATTTGCATTAGAAGCAGGTATACCAGTTGATCTGTTAGAAGGACAAGTACAAGAATTAATGGGAGATATAAACAGTATTAAATCTCAATTTGCAGATGTAAACGGTATTATCTCTGATGTCCAAGGATTTACTGATGCATTACAGGCACAAGGTATCTCAGTAATACAAGATGCTGGAGGTTTTATATTTGAAGATGCTAACGGTTTTCAAATAGTTGATTTTTCAAATGGCTTGGGTCCTATAGGAGAAACTGTAGGTTTTATTGGAGACATGAACAAGTCCTATGAAAGTGTTAAGAGTGCAGTTAAGACACCATTAAGCAATAACCAAAGATTAGCAGTTGCTAGTTTTGCACATCACATTGGACCTGAGAGATTCTTAAACAGTAATGTATTAAGAGCAATCAATGAAGAAAAATTTGAAGTAGTACCTTACTTAATGAAAGGTTGGACTATGGCACCAAACGAGCCAGGCGGTGATATGGAAACGCAAGATACTTTGGTGCAAATGAGAGAATATGAAGCAGAAGTGTTCCAAACATCAGATGAACAAGGTATTGGTTTAACTAGAGACTATCCACGTGGTGGTGCACCGTTAGGTGAACTTGCTGAAGATTTATATTACAAACGTCAAGATTTTCACAAGATGAAGTTCCAAGGCGATCCAAATGCGGCATTTGGTGCCCCTCAAACAATAAACGAAATTAAAGCGGCCTTTAGGAACTTTAGTTTTGATTCGACAAAGATTTAGTAGAAGTTAATTCACCGATGCGTTTGTATGCATCGTATTTCAATTTACTTTCTTCTAAAAGGTTTCTCTTCAATAACTTTATAGTGTCCTCTAGGGCTAAAATTTGTCTACGATAGATTTCGGCGTTCGAGTCTTCGTGATTCAACATAGTAAATATTTACAATTAAATAAAAAAAGAAGGGGTTTACCCCCTTCTTTTAGTTCATGACAACACTAGTGTTTCCATCTCTGAAAATTCAGTGGGAAACTCAACATTCTCATATCTGAAGTTTCCTACCAGATTGATTGTGTTGAACGTAACATACTTTTTGGTCTTGTGGTCATAGATACCCATCTCAACAAAGCCTTTTTTGGTTTCATAGATTTGATGGAATCTGCCCGACTCTTGTTTGTTACGTTGTTCAGCCACAGCCCAGATATCTCTGAACTTTTTTGCTAACCGACGCATTCAAGCATCCTCGTTCTGTGGGTTTAGGGTTTCACACTCTTTAGTGCTTGTATGTATTTAAGCACATATAAAGGCGATTGTCAAGAGTTTTTGGCAATTAAAACTAGTTTTAATAATTTAGATAAATACTTGTATGGTAAACTTTATTGGATTCAGCACTGTGGATAACTATGCACCTTATACACTAACAGGTAGCGAATTAGTTAAACGTGACTTAATGAACGAACTTTACACTCGCAGAGGCGAAAGAGTTATGAATCCAAAGTTTGGTTCTATTATATGGGATTTACTCATGGAACCTAGCACACCCAAATTACAAAAAGAGGTAGAAGAAGATATAGAAAAAATCTTTAAGAGAGATCCTAGAGCAGAACTGAAATCTCTTAACGTGGTGGTACTCGATCATGTGATTCGTGCAGAAGTTGAATTTAAGTTTGTACCTCTTAATACCACCGATACACTCTACGTTGAGTACATAAGAAATATTTCGGAAGGATTGTAATGGCAATTAATAGACAAAATAATTTATTTGCGGCAGAAGATTGGAAAGTTGCATATAAAGCATATACTAAAATAAATTTTCAAGCATACGATTTTGATACAATCAGAACTTCTCTAGTAGATTACATCAGAAAAAACTATCCTGAAAATTTTAATGATTATATTGATAGCTCAGAATTTATTGCTATCATTGACTTGTTAGCATACCTGTCACAATCACTTGCGTTTAGAATGGATCTAAACAGCAGAGAGAACTTTTTAGAAACTGCTGAAAGTAGAGATAGTGTATTCAAACTAGCTCGTATGTTGGGTTACAACCCAAAAAGAAACATTCCTGCTAGTGGCTTAATGAAAGTCACCAGTATAAGAACCAATGAACCTATCTCAGATAGTTTAGGCACTAGTTTGTCTGGTAAGACAATTTATTGGGACGATTCCAATAACAGTCAAAGTTACGAGCAATTTATTACAGTACTAAACAGTGCAATGAGCAAAACAAATAGATTCTCAGCACCTGTCAAAGAAGGTATCATAAATGATATTCCTGCAGAGCTGTATCAATTGAATACGCCAATGAATGCGCCTATTACATATAATGTTCCTATTTCTGTTAATGGTGTTAAAAGAAACTTCAACATTGTGAATCCAGATTTGAAAGACAACGATTCATTTTTTGAGAGACATCCAGATCCTATTAATCCGTTCCATATGATTTATAGAAATGACAGCAAAGGATTAAGCAGTAAAGATACTGGTTTCTTTGTTATGCTTAAACAAGGCGAATTGCAATCACAAGATTTTAATTTCACAACGCCAGTAGAAAATAGACAAGAAACTATTAGCAAAACTGACATCAACGAGGACGATGTTTACCTCCAAGAAATCAATGCTAACGGTACAGTTAAAAACAAGTGGACTAGCATTCCAAACACCATTGGACAAACATTAAACTACACTAGTTCATCTTTGGATACACGTAATTTGTATGCAATTGAAAACAAAGGTAATCAAGGAATCACTTTGAGATTCAGTGATGGAAATTTTGCAAACATACCAAACGGTATTTTTAGACTTTGGCACAGAGTTAGTTCTCCTACTAGATTTGTAATCAAGCCAAATGATGCAAAAAATAAATCAGTTACAATACCTTACAAAAACGAAGATGGCAAAGATTTTGGATTAACAATAACATTCGATCTCATGGAGCCAATTAGAAATAGTTCTCCAAGTGAAAGTTTAAGTGCTATCAAAGAAAGAGCACCACAAGTATTCTATACACAAAATAGAATGGTAAGTGCTCAAGACTATAATGTTTTCCCACAGAGTCAAAGCACTAACATCACTAAGATGAAAGCAATTAATAGAACTCACAGTGGACATAGCAGATATATAGACATCAACGATCCCACAGGAACATATAAGAGCGTTGAAACATTTGCCAACGATGCATTTTTATACATAGATGATGCAAGTGAAAGTGAGCAGGTATTTGTAAATGATACTTCTACTCCTGTAGAAATAACTGCAAGTATCTTAACTAACAAATTAAAAACTTTATCGTTAAACAACTTTGTGTACTATTCGATGAGAAATCTTTACACTGATCCTACAGCAAATGGTAGTGTAAACACATTTAAGTATACAGTTGCAGATAACGTGTTGTGGAATACACAACCATCTAAAACAAAAGGCACCACAGGATATTTAACTGAGCAATTCACTACAGGTACAACTGGTGTGCTCATAAACAATCCTGCTATAGGTACAGATATCTATAATACATATGGTAATAAATTATTACCTCTAAAAGAAAATTGCTTTTTGAAATTTGTTAATCCTAGCAACACATCAGAATTTATTTGGGCAAGAGCAACCAAGATTAATAACAATGGCGCACTGTCAAGTGCATTGTCAACAGGAGTTGGTCCTTGGACATTAAGTGATGACGTACCAACAGGATATAGACTAGTTGAAGTTATACCATCGTTGAGAAAACAATTCTCAACCACTGAAGCATCTTTGATTGTTAGCAAAATTAAAGCAGAAGAAAGTTTTGCATTAGGATACGATTTATTAAAAGACAGTTGGTATCTTATTGATTCATCTAACATTACTTCAGCAACAAAAACAAATACGTTTTCTATAGATACAGGCTATAGAGGAAATGACAGTTGGTTATTGTTCATGGAATATTCCGCAATGGACAATAAAAATTACAAGTATAACTTGATCACCAGAGGGTTTGATTACGTTATACAAAGCAAAGGCGATCTTAAATTCTACAACACTAAAAGTATTAAAGTGTTAGACTCTAATAATAGAAGTAAACGTGACAGTGTAATTTTCACCACAGTAAATACCAGACCAGGAGAAACAGAATCGTTTGCATGGACTGGGTCAGCATGGAACAATGAAACCATTGGTGTTTCTACTGTACCACGTGGTAGAGTTGTTGACATACCGTTGAGAACCAGAGACACAACTTGGGAAGATGTAGAAGTGTCTTGGGTAAGTAACTTTGGTATACTTAGAACTGACGTAGGTGCAACTGCACAAAGTTATAGAGACAGAAATCTATTTGTAAATGATGCAGTAGTAGCACTGAATACATATAGCAGTTCAGGTGGTGTTTCATCTGAAACAAATGTTGTTGTACAACCTAACACAGGCAAAATCAGTTCAATGCCTAGTTACATAGACATTAATTTTAATGCAACTACATTTGGTTCTGATATAGTTGACGACAGTGGTACTGTAGCATTTGTTATGTACAAACAGTTACAAGTGAACGGGTCGCTGTCAACTGAACAATTTATACAAGCAAATTTAGGAGACACATCTCCACAAGCAACAGACAAAAATGGTATTACTATACCAGACAATTTTGGTAGAATACTATTTACAAAATGGGACTCAGTTACCAGAACAGGAACACTAAGATATACTGATTTACAAAATTCAGACTATCTATATTTGTCAGACACTAGTGGCAATATTAGTACTGATAAATTAAATGTCTACTATGAAAATAACAGAGATAAGTTAAGCAGACCAATTGTGTGGGACGTTGTAGACGTGTTCAAAGAAGCAGACGGTTATATAGATGCTCGTAAAATTAAAGTTGCACCAGTAGACACTGACGGCGACTTAGTACCAGATTATCCATTGCAGTTTGCAGAATTTGCAGACAAAACAGATTTAGTTTTCTTTGAATACTACACTGACTTTGATGGCTATAGATATAATAGACCATTCGAAGGAAAAATTGCTGATCTAAGAAATGAAACAGTGCTTGATATTTCAAACACAAGAAACATTTTATCGCCAGGTAGTTTCAATAGACAATATACATTAAATGAATTAGATTGGATTGTTGTTAAAACAAAAGCATTAGCAGAGCAATTTGAAAACAAATCTAATGCATCTGGGTTAGTTGTATATGTTACAGAAGAAGATAAAACATATCAACTTACACCAATTGGTACTTCTATCACAGAAACAAAATTAATAGAAGCCGCAGATTATTTTACTAGATTAGGCAGAGGACAAACTCAAAATACATTAGCCAGCATAAAAGAAAATGCAATTATAAAATGGAATCATGTTGCACCAAACGATGTGAGAATTGATCCTAGCATAAGCAATGTAATTGAAATGGTAATGTTGACCACAACTTATTACGAAGAAGTTCTCAAATGGCAAAACAGACAAGACTCTGAATTTCCATTAGAGCCTACAAGCAATCAATTAAACATTGAGTTTGAAAAGTTAAATGATTATAAAAATGCTACAGACAGTCTTGTATTTAGAAGTGCTAAGTTCAAGTTGTTGTTTGGTAACAAAGCAAACAATAAACTAAAAGCAAAATTCAGAGTTATCAAATTGTCTGATCAATTCAGTGACAATGAATTAAAGACTAGAATCATTGGTGTTATAAATCAATACTTCAATGTTAAAAATTGGGATTTTGGAGAAACATTTTACTTTACAGAACTAAGCACATATATTCACCAGCAGTTGGGAAGTGCAATTGGTAGTATTGTAATTTTGCCAAAGAACAGCACAGGTAAGTTTGGAGAAATGTTCCAAGTCAAGTCAGAGCCTAATGAATTATTCTTAAGTACTGCTACAGTAAATGATATCGAAATCATCAGCAGATTAGACAGTAAAACGTTAAGTAATACGGACTTAGAAGAAGAGATTGCTCTAGGCAGTAGGTATGCAAATGCAACTAAAGAAGCAGGCCCTTACGCCATTGAAGGATATTATCCATTGTACTCATCAAAAGAGATTGCAGAACTAGCAGGTAATGGTACAACGCATACCCACAATTTCTTTGGACAGACATTCTATATGCCTAACGGTGTAACATACTATCATGGAAATTACCAAATAACAGATTCTGCTACCACCACAGATACTTCTACTGGTACCGGAACTGGGTCAAGTGGTTCAAGTAATTCAAGTGGAGGCAGTGGTTACTAATGTCTGATAAGATTTATAAGAAGTTACCGGTAGTTCATCAAACTAATGCTATCAAAAATTTCTTTGATAACACAGTTGAGCAATTATTCAGTAAGGCTAACGTAGAATTAGTCAAAGGCTTTATAGGTAACCAACGTGGTGTTGACCACGATGTTGAAGGTGCATACATTGTACAACCTACAGCATCAAAACGTTTCTATAGTTTGTCTCCAACAATCAATACTAAAACTGTTGATACTAATAAACCTGAAAATTTAATTTTTTATGACGAGTTTATTGATCTACTTAAAAGTTATGGTGTACAAACTAAAAATCACAACAAGTTATTTTCTGATAGATATAGCACATATTTGCCACCAATAAATGCTGACAAATTTATTAACTACCAA